GTGGCAGCACTGTAAGTTACTATTACTATACAAATTATACGATTGATTCGGCTAACACTTGGGAGAAAAAAACAATAACTGTGACTGGCCCGACGGTTGGCGGCAATGAAAGGGATGGTAACAGTTTTGGAACTAGAGTCGAATGGATACTAGGTATTGGAAGTGATTCTGAGACAGGTACATTAAATGAGTGGACTACTTCTTCCACATATCGAACAGCCGCAAACACTGTTTATTTACCGGAAAATGCCAGTGCAACTTTATACATCACAGGCGTACAGTTTGAACTAGGCGAACAGGCCACACCGTTTGAACACCGCAGCTATGGCGATGAGTTGGCTAGGTGTCAGAGGTACTGCTTTACTCAAGCCAGATATGGCGATGGTAGTATAGGCTCAGACTCTGCTGGTTCTACACGCATCCATTGCGCCAGATATAGTACATCTGGTTCATTTGTTACGTATCAATATCCTGTGATGATGCGGGAAGACCCAGATTTGACATATTCAGCAAGTGGCGGGGCAACTTCTGCGGATTATAGCAATGCAGGACATGTTCATATTTTTGATGGTGATGACACTGCTTGGCTTATATATGATTTAATTGCGGAGGCTGAACTATGAGTATTGTTAGCGCAAAGTATTTGTATGCTGAAGATAACACAACAAAAACTCACATTCAGTTAAATCTAGGCACAGATGGTGCTGGCGGCACTAGGTACAAACACATTCCTATTGACACCAGCCGTGATTCATACAACCAAATAATGGATATGGTAGACGCTGGCGAACTGACCATAGCGGATGCTGACTGATGCTAGGCGCAGATTGAAGTTTATCGTGATTCCTGATGAACGATTAGCTATATGCAAAGAATGTGAGTGGTATAGAAAGTCTATTTCGCAATGCAAGAAGTGCATGTGTATAATGAAGGTTAAAGTGCATTTGCAAAATGCAAGGTGCCCATTGGAAAAATGGAAATGACACAGTACACAGTAGAAAAACTAGAAAATGGAATAGCTACACTTAGATACTCTGATGGTAGCTGGGCAGAGATTATTTTATCTTCTGATATGACACAGGAAGATCTTGATGATGCCGCACATCAGTTTGCTCCTAAGATTGGGGTTGCCCCTAGCTTTGTGTCTAAAGGGTTGACTAGCACAGCTAGCGTCAAGCCTGCCCCAGTAGAAGATGAGCCTGAAGTTGTACCAACTTGGCTACGGAAAAGGGTGGTTGCTTACGGAGATCCCATGAGTCAGCTAGAGTATATAACAGAAAATGGCCTTGAAGCATGGCAAGCGCATGTTGCTGAGATAAAGAAAAAGTACCCGGAAGAATAAAATGTTTGCTTTTGACGCCATAGCTGCACGATCTTTATCGGAAGCTGCCATACTAAGAGCAGCAACGGCTACAGCTACATCTCAGTTTGATCAGACTAGCACTGCAAGCCCCGTGTTTGTCGGCACTTCTTACATGATTGGCACATCAAGTAAAACTTCCATAGCTGTTGAGGTTTTGCTTGGTATACTAGAAGCAAGCGCCAACTTCACACAGTCGGTTTCTGGGGAAGTTATCGGCACTGGTGCTGCGGTTATCACAACCCAGTTTGATCAAACTACAACAGGAACATTTGTAGGAATTGCTGTATCAGAGCTAACAGCATCTGCTATTCAAACTACGATAGCGAGGCTTATAAAGCATGGAGTTTCTGAACAGTCTGCTGATTTCACACAGACTTTAGTAGGTACTAGATTACGATTAGCTACATCTGAACAGTCTGCTGATTTCACACAGACTTTAGTAGGCGCTAGGTTGATGTCAATATCTAGTGACCTTGAAGCGGTGTTTGTTAAGACTGCTGTTGGCACTTTTATAGAAGAGGGAACTGCTACTATTGAAGCGGTGTTTGTTAAGACGACAAATGGTGCTATATTGTGGACGGGCATTGAGAGAGTTGCGCCGGATCCGTGGTCAGCTATTACGCACACTGGCGGTACATGGACAGAAGTAAACGCTAGTGATACAATAGAAACTTGGACAGATATGGTGGTTTAGATGGCATCTTCATACACAGCTAACTCCGGTATAGAAAAACCCGGCTCTGGTGAGCAGGCGGGTTCTTGGGGTGCAACAACAAATAACAACTTTGATATTATAGATGCAGGTCTACATGGTCAAACAACCATAACTTGTAACTCTGGCACAGCGTTTGATCTTGAGACAATAGATGGAACTGTCACCAACGGAATGAATAAAGTAATTCTTTTGACAGGCACTCCGGGTGCCTCTTTTGAACTAGAGATAACTCCAACCGATCAGAAGAAAAACTTCATTATAAAAAACGGTACGAATCAAACATGCACCGTCGTTTACAAAGGTGTAACTCCATCTTCAAGTAACTCTGTAAGCATAGCCGCTGGTGTTGTAAAAGAAGTGACGGCAGATGGTGGCGGATCTAGCGGAGTTGTCACTGAATTATTCAATAACAAAAATGATTTAGTCGATGACACTACTCCGCAGCTTGGTGGAGATCTTGACGCAAACTCAAACGACATCCTTATGGGTGGTCAGAGCTTGAAGTTCGGAACTAGCAAGTGGGAGGTAGTTTTAGATTCTGGGGACAATGACTTACTCTTTAAATACAACGGCACCACTGTTTTGAAGATAGCGAGTAACGGCTCTCTAACATCTGCTCAAGACATAACAGGATTTGGGTCTCCATAATGCCTATAGGATCCACTAACATATCGTTTAGTGATTTGCGAACAGAGTATATAGGGGGCAATAACAACTCTGTTAGTTTTTCGCAGTTATACAGAAGCGGCAGCAACATTTTAGACCCCACTGTGGGGGGTTTAACAAATGCCGCTGCTAGCGTACCTACTAGTGGCGTTATATCTTTAGATGATTTCAAGAACACAGCTAGGGCTTTTCGTAAAACATATTCATCAGGTGCAACCAATCAAAATGCGTCAACTGTGTTTGGTTCTGATTACGCCGTAGATTATCCAAAACAAATTATTATCAACTCCGGTGTTGAACTGGGGGCGACAAGCACATCAAACGAGGCTCTACAGATAAACACGGGTCTATCTGGCTCTATCAGCATAACCAATAACGGTACTATAACAGGTGCTGGGGGCGCGGCTGGCGCGGCTGGGGGTGACGCTTTTGAAGCTGATGTTGCATGCACCTTAGTAAATAACGGGACCATCCGCTCGGGCGGTGGCGGTGGCGGGACAGGTGGAAGCGGATCTCAAACCACTACATCTGGCACCACCACATATTATGTTTTTGTCACAAGCGGTAGCGAGTGTCCCAGTCTTGGTTTTTCAGGCAATAGCGGTACTTCATACACTAACGTAGGCAATTATTGTCCTAATCCATACACTGGATATGATGGGTATTCTTCGGGCGTTTTTCAGTATGCAACTTATCAAACACAAGGAGGGGAGACTTGTAGAATTCAGTGCTACCGCAAAGGTCAAAGCACCGGCTCCACAAGTGGTGGTGCTGGTGGTTCGGGGTCTGGGTATAATCAAAGTGCTGGCGGCGGGAGTGCTGGCGGCGCTAATGCTGGTACTGGTGGTTCGGGCGGGGCTTTTGGAAATGCTGGTTCTTCTGGCTCTAACGGCAGTGTTTCAAATGGTTCTGCTGGCGGCGCTGCTGGCAAATCAATTAGAGGCAGTAGCTTTGTTACACTAACAAACAGTGGTACAATCACAGGACCTCAAGCCTAAAGGAAATCGTCGTGCCATTATCCAAACTACAATTCAGACCGGGCATCAATAACGACCTTACCTCATACTCAAATGAGGGTGGATGGCGTGACGGTGATAAGGTGCGTTTTCGTTTGGGGTATCCTGAAAAAATTGGTGGCTGGGTTAAGTACGCATCTAGCACCTATTTGGGGTCAGCGAGGGCACTGCATAACTGGATTGCTCTTGATGGTTCAGATTTTCTGGGTGTGGGTACACATCTTAAATATTATGTTGAAGAAGGTGAGTCGTTCAACGATGTCACTCCAATACGCAGCACAACAACGCAAGGTGACGTGACGTTCTCTGCCACCAACGGCAGCGGAACAGTAACTGTAAATCAGAATAATCATGGTGCCAACGAAAACGACTTTGTTACTTTTACCAATGCCGAAGGTTTAGGCGGGAATATAACGGCTGCATTATTGAACGCAGAACATCAAGTGACTAGAGTTGTAAACGCTGCAAGTTATGAAATATTTATTAATGATTTCGTTAAAACATTTACTCAAGTTACTCAAAATGCCACTAGTGGAACAGGCAGCGGTGCTGAGTTCACCGTAACCACGGACGGAAACGGTGGTTATACAGTTTCTTCAATTACATCGGCTGGAACTGGATATGCACCTAATGACACGATAACTATAAATGGAGCGAGTCTTGGCGGAGCCACTTCAGCTAACAACCTAACAATAACAGTTGCCACTGCAACAAACGGTGGGGTTACAACTGTTACCTCTGCTGGCACATCTAAAACTGCCACCTCTGGTGATAGCGGAGTGGGTGGCGGTGGTGTTGGAGCGGTCAGTCTTTCCGGTACAGGTGTTAGTGGAACAAGTATAAAAACAGTTACCGTTGGTGCGGCTGGCACAGGTGTTGGCGCTCTTACGTTTTCATCTCCAAGTAGTAATGGTGTTGGTAATGTCACTATTTCTGGTGCCTCTACAGGTAGTGCAACAACCACAGGTGTTGTTCAAACAACCACGAGCGGATCTGGGGCAGGCGCAACATTTACCGTAGTCGCTGGCTCTGGGAACTATACCGTGACTGTGACTGCCATTGGATCTGGTTACGTTGTCGGTGAAGAAATAGTGATAGAAGGTCAAAACCTTGGCGGTACAAAAGGAACGCATGACCTAACGCTCACTATAACGCACCTTGCTGGCTCTTCTGTCGGCAGCACAACGCACAATAGCGTAGCTCAAACAAGTACCAGTGGCAGTGGTTCAAGCGCACAGTTTAGTGTAACAACGAACGGAGAGGGTGGTTACAGTATAAGCGTATCAGCCGTAGGTTCAAGCTATGCTGTAGACGATACAATCACTATTGCTGGAACCAGCGTGGGTGGTACGACTCCAGCCAATGATATAGTTTTGACTGTCACACAGCTTTCAGGAACATCTATAGGTACAGGCACTTTCACAGATGTCGTTCAAACAAGCACAAGCGGTAGTGGGTCAGGGGCTAAATTTACTATAACAACTGATGGTCAGGGCGGTTATACGGTAGACGCAATCACTGCTATCGGATCGGGATATGCAATCAATGATACAATAACCATAGCTGGCAACAACAGCACTGGCACAAATTCTAGCGGTAACACCGCCTCAATTGGTGGTGGAACTCCAGCTAACGATTTGGTTCTTACTATAACTGATCTAACCACTGTTTCATTTAGCGGTGTCACACAAGCAAGCACCAGTGGCAGCGGCTCTGGTGCAGCATTTACAGTATCAGTTAACGGTTCGGGTGTTTATGCGGTAGATGCAATAACCGCAATTGGCACAGGATACGCTGTCAATGACACTATAACTTTAGCTGGAGCAAATATTGGTGGCTCGACCAGTGCAAACAATTTAACACTTACCGTCACTGGTCGTAGTTTTCCTACGATAGCAAATTATCAAATAAATGTAGGATTAGACACGACGGTTGGTGGTACTGGTTGGGGTGCGGGATTGTATGGTGGATTAACATCAAGTCCACTTCAAACCACAATCAACGAAGGTGGCACCTTTAGTTCAACAGACACAACACTAACAGTCGCCAGTGCCACGGGGATAGTAGCAAACGATATACTGCTTCTTGGTGATCCAACCGCTGCTGCTCCACAACTTGAATTTGTTTTTGTGACAAACGTGGCTACTAACGATCTTACCGTTGTGCGAGGTCACGCCGGATCAGGTGCATCTACAAATTTAGCGGGGACTGGTTCTTTTGTTGTAGCAAGAACTCATGCTGATGGGACACTGGTCACCCTCATAAAAGGTAACGCCGACGCAAATAATGACTACTTCGGGTGGGGACAGGCAGCATCTGGTGGTTTGACTACAACTACGCAGATTAGACTGTGGTCACATGATAATTTTGGCGAAGATCTACTCATCAATCCAAGAGACTCTAATATCTTTTACTGGGAGAGAAGTCTTGGCACAGGTGCACGAGCAAAAGAGTTATCTACGATAACTGGCACAAAGACATCTGTTCCTACAAAATGCAAGCAGGTCATGGTATCTGACCGTGACCGTCACGTCCTTGCTTTTGGTTGTGATGCTATCAATAGCGATCCAACCGCAGTTCAAGGTGACGGAGTACAAGATCCTTTATTGATTCGCTTTTCAAGTCAGGAAAATCCCACCACTTGGTATCCAGCCGCGACTAACACCGCTGGAGATTTACGTCTTGGCTCTGGGTCTACCTTTGTAAAAGCCATCGAAACAAAACGTGAGATCTTGGTGTGGACAGACACGGCTCTTAACTCACTCAGATTTATCGGTCCGCCGTTTACCTTTGGTTTACAGCAGCTAGCCAACAACATCACTATCGCTGGTCCCAATGCGGTTGCAGCAACCGAAGATTTTGTGTTCTGGATGGGCATCGATAACTTCTATGTCTACGCTGGTCAGACAACTCAGCTACCCTGCACTGTCAAGGATCATGTGTTTCAGGACATAAATATTGAGCAGCTAGACAAAGTATATGCTGGTGTAAACTCTGAGTTTGGTGAGGCGGTTTGGTTTTATTCATCTTCAGGTGCTACAGACAATGATCGTTATGTGGTATACAATTATCTAGATAAGATATGGTATTACGGTACGCTCTCAAGAAATGCGTGGTTGGACCGTGGAACTCGGAACTTCCCTTTAGCTACAGAAGGTGGGTATCTATACAATCACGAGTTTGGTCACGATGACGACGGCTCTGCAATGACTTCATATATTGAGTCAGCAGCTATGGACATACAGGACGGGGATCATTTCTTGTATATCCGTAGGATCGTGCCGGATCTGACATTTGCCGGATCTACGGCTCTGAGTACACCGCAGGCCACATTTACTATAAAGGCGCGTAACTTCCCGGGAGAAGACTTTAACAACACAGGGTCTGGCACCGCAACTAGGACGCAGGTTACACCTGTAGAAGAATACACAAACCAAGTACACGCTAGAATCCGTGGCAGGTCCTTTGCCTTTAGAGTTGAAAGCACGGCCCTTGGATCTAAGTGGAAGCTGGGTAGCCCACGAGTAGACATAAGACCGGATGGTAGACGCTAATGGCTAGCAACGAAATTGCACCACCAAGACTACCAGAACCGCCGCAAGATTACACTGCTTCGTATATGCAGGATCTTGTTAGGGCACTGGAAATATTTATTGAACAGGAACGCAACCCCGGTCAGTTGCGTGGCACTAAAATAACACTAACTGACCTGCCTACAAGCGCCACTGGACTTGAGACAGGAGCACTGTATAATGACAGTGGTACGGTAAAGGTAGCGTAATGGCATTATTTGGTGATCTTGGAAAAGCATTGGGGTTGGGTGACACTGACACAGGTGACTTGCTATCTTTAGCAGGCACCGCTGCTGGGTTTTACTTCGGTGGTCCGGCAGGCGCGGCCCTCGGATCTGGGATTGGTAGTCTAGCTGGCGGCAAATCGGTCAACAATGCTTTGACAAATGCTGCGCTAGCTTACGGCGTTACCAATTTCGTGTCACCAAACCTAATGAGTCAATCAGCGCAGGCATCTACTTCTAGTGTGTTTGGCCCAACAGATATGCAGCAGTCTTTGTATGGTGTGCCTACAACAACAGGAACAACAACAGCACCTATGTTTGACACTTCAGCAGGCGTAGACCCCGGTGTGCAACAAGGACTTGTTGGTACTGAAGGTGCTGCTAGTTCTGGTGGTATAGGCGAGTTTTTTAGTGGTATGGACACAGGCGATTATTTGATGGCTGGTAGTTTGGGTCTTGGTGCTGCTGGTGCACTCGGCTTGCTTGGCGGACCTGAAGAACCTGAAACTGGGCCACGACAGCCAGACCCACAGGGTGAAGCTTGGGATATAATGTTCCAAGGTGAGAAATACGACTTAGATAATCCCGCGCAAAAAGCAGCATACACGCAAGCTAAAAGCGCAGCGCAACGACCAGACTTCCAGTATGACGTAGACGCTGTACGGTTTGCAGAAGGCGGCGCTATGGGTTATGATGTACCCGTAAGAGGTGAGGTCGCTGGACCCGGAACAGGCACCTCTGACTCAGTGCCTGCTAGATTATCGGATGGAGAATTTGTACTAACCGCCAAAGCCGTGCGTGGTGCAGGCGGCGGGGATAGAGACATTGGGGCGGCGCGTCTCTATGATATGATGGCAGAATTGGAGGCCACAACGTAATGGCAACACAAACACAAGAAGTAACCCAAAGACTTGCCCCGTTTCAGGAACAGTATCTAGCTGACATATTTGCACAGGCAAAGGCGCTAAAAGGCACAGGAATGCCTTATGCGCCAATGCAAGTTGCTGGCCTGTCTGAACAGCAGCAGCAAGCGGCACAATTAGCTGGCGCTGGTGTTGGTGCCTATCAGCCATATCTAGATGCAGCAACTCAATTTGCTGGGCCGGGTGGCGCAGCCGCATTTATGAATCCATATGAAAGCACTGTTGTAGATCAGTCTTTGCAAGACATAGCTCGTGGTGGTGCTATGCAGCAAGGTCAGCTAGCTGGTCAGGCTCTTGGTGCAGGAGCCTTTGGTGGTTCTCGTTCAGCCGTAGCATCTGGTGAGTTGGCTCGTGGTACGTTAGAGCAGCAGGCTAGAACCGCTGGTCAGCTTCGGGCTTCAGGGTTTCAACAAGCGCAGCAAGCTGCACAGCAAGCCTCTGCAAGATTTGGTCAGTTGGGTACAGCCGCACAGCAGATGGGTGTGCAGGACATTAATACGCTTCTTGGAATCGGTAGCTTGATGCAGGGTCAGACTCAAACTGAACTGGATGCCGCACGTCAAAACCTATTGGCACAGCAAGCGCTTCCGTACCAAGAGATTGGCTTCTTGTCAGACATCTTCCGTGGTGTACCTGCATTGCAGCAGACAACCAGCACACAGTCCACACCAGATCCAAGCACAATGCAGCAGCTTGCAGGTCTTGGTATAGCTGGCCTTGGTGCCTACAACTACTTTGGTTAGGAGATAGTCAGTGATTCGTGACGAACTAGGTAGACTCAGAAATCCTGTACTAAACCGCAGAATGTTTACTACGCCACAGCAACGGGCTGCAATGGCTCGTGGTCCTGTTGGTATTAATGCATCTGGCCCAGAGCTAATAAAAGCCACATCCACAACAGGAAATCCTTTTATTGATCAGGGTTTGGTTAATCGTAGACAGGTAGCCACGCAAAATCCAGTGATCGATCTTAGTGGGCCTGTTCCTGTTCTTAGCCCCACTGAGTTAGCTGCCCGTAACCGTGGAACCACAACAAATCAAGGTGAGTTTGAAGGTGTAGGACCGCAAACAGATCCGGGTATGACACCACCAACAAACCAAAGAAGCGATGACGAAGCGGAAGAGTCAAGAAGAATTGGCGGTAGTGCCCCCGGTATATTAGACGATGTTCCTGATTCATTTATCCAGCCCAAGCCAAAAACTGGTGGTGTAACAGACAAGTCTCCAGACGATAAAAAAGGCAAAAAACCTGCAAAGAGCGCCATGGATGAACTCCTAGATAGAATTGCTGGTATGAGTGGAACCGAAGATGCTGATAAAAAGACACGCAAACAAAAATTCCAAGAAGCTAAAGACTTTTTAGTTGAAGCAGGTGTAACACAGGCCAAGGACGTAAGAACAGACCGTGACTTCTTGATGATGCTTGGTGGCCTGAAGTTCGCCGCAGGTAGCGGAACGGGTAGCATGAGTCAGGACGCCGTTTCAGCTTTGTCCTCGGTCCTTGGTACTTTTGCTAGCGGAAAACAGGATGAGCGTGAGCAGGAGCAGAAGATCAACATGGCTGCTGCTGAACGTGTGTTGTCACAAGAAGACGCTGCCGCTGCTAACGCTGCCGCTCGTGAACTGGCGTTGGATAAACTTTCTATCACCGCCGCCCTACAGCAAGCTGAACTGGATCAAGATCCAAAGATGATCCGCGAAGTTGAAGCAATCATGGCAAGGACAGGAAAAAGCTTTGAAGATTCTTTGGCTTTGTATAATATGTCTTCTGCTAAAACACCGGGTGCTGAAGTGCAGGCTGCACAGGCCCTAATGGCAAGAAACATCCCTGAAGCTGTGGCACGTCTGTTAGCCAGAGACACAGATTTAGTTTCAAAAATACTATCAGGTGAAATAACGGCTGATCAGATAAACGCACTTCTTAATGATCTTGCAACAGGACAATCATCAGGTAATGCCGGAAGTTCAGACACTATTCCGCTAACAGGTAACGAAGACGCAACATCCTAGGGGCTTTAGATGACCGTCTTTACATACGAAGGCCAAAAATACGAACTGCCAGACGGCACTTCTCCAGCAGAAGCTATGTCTAAAATCAGGACGTATCTTGAAAAAAATCCAAGACAATCTGGGTCGGATGTTCCGGTAGACCCGGCTGGTGAAGGTGTGCTTCAAGAGTTTGGTGAAGGCGTTGTCGGTGGTTTGATTGAAGCTGGCTCTGGTTTAGCTGAACTTGCTGCACTTGTTCCTGATGCTATAAACGATACAAACTACAGCAGACGTGTCACAGAAGCTAAAAATCAACTCAAAGATGACCTTGGCATTGACCCTACTGGACTGACTGGTGAGATTACACAGGCTCTTGTACAGTTTGCTGTACCCGGTCTTGGTGCCGTTGGTGCCGCATCTAAACTAGCTAAACTAAGAAATCTTAGCAGGACAACAACTGCGCTTACAGGTATAGGCGCGGCAGGTGTTATTGATGGTATGGTTGCATCCGATGGCACCACAACTATTGGTGACTTCGTGGGCCGTGGTTATACAATGACTAGCAAAGACATTGGCTTGTCGGGAAGAGAAGAAGCCGCCCGTAGGTTTGGAAACAGGTTGAAGTTTGCCGCAGAAGCGGCGGGTGTTACGGCATCGCTGCCTGTGATTTTTAAAACAGTTGGTGTTCTGGGTAAAGAAGCAGTCGAAGCAACCACTGAGTTTGGCGACACTGTAGGTCTAAACGCTATCATCGCTAAAGGCGGAGAAGCAACAAACAGAATTGTGCAAAAGGCAACCAGCGGCGGCACTCCAATGAGTGAAGCTTTGGATCAAATACTTGGGCGTTTGCGTTCTCGTGGGTTTTTGCCAGCTAACGCATTTGAGAAAAGATCCAAGATCGTTGGTGATATCGAACAGCAGGTTACAAAAGCAAGCAGAATCGCAAAAAGAATTGACAGATCAATTAATCAAGCATTCAAAGGCAGTAAGAATGATTACGCTGAGTTTAGAAACATACTGACAGAAGGTTCTGGACTTGACAAAGTAGAAGTTGGTAACTTGTTCTATGGGTTCTTGACTCGCGATCCGGGGTTTATAGATGGTGCCAAACGTGAAGCTTCTAGACTAGGTAAAGAAATAGATGTCACAAGAAACGAAGATCTTGTGCAGTTTCTGCCGGACTTTATGCAGAAGCAGGCACTGGTAGCAAGAAGACAAATAGATAGACTAACTTCGTCTATTGCTTCTTCGCCGTTTGTGCAGTCCGGTATTCTTCCAGACATAAAACAAATCATTGACGAACAACTGTCTCAGTTCATTCGGCGCACTTATGCTGCGTTTGAAGATCCAAACTGGTTTAAGACAGACCTGTTTAAGGAATCATACGACAACGCTATTAAGTTTTACGAAGAAAATCCAGACGTAGCGTTGGATATGTATCGTCGTTTCGTCAGTAAACTAGATGTAGATGATTTTACAACGGGTGTCGGTATTAATGCTCGTGTCAGACCTGAATATGCAAAGCAAATAGTTGATCAGTTTGTTGAAAACTACAAAAAGCCTGCACGTCCAAACGCTCAAGACGGAACCGTTGACAGAGTTGTACGCGACAGATTACGCACGTCTATGTTAACAAAAAAGCCATTAGATCAGCCCGTACTTCGTGCTGTGCTGGGTGAAATAAGAGATCCCATTGATGCATTTATGTCAACAGTAACGGATCTAGCGAGTTTCCGCGCTACCGATTCATACTACAACTATCTAGCTAGACAGTTTTTAGACCCCGACAACCCATCTAAAGTTGGTGACGAAATAATATCTGACGAAACCTTTAAATCTATCCCCGATAAAAGTCCACTAAAAAAACAATACAAGGTACTTGGCACTAAACCTAACGTAGTGGACGGGGAAATAACAAACTTAGATAAAATCGGGGACATACAGTACGGTGCCTTAACAGGGTCATACGCAAAACACGGATTTACCAGTAGAATTGGGGAAAAAATTGGTGGATCTATGTACAGTGAACTTACTCAGTTAACACTGGCTAGGGGTACTCCCGGCGACTTTTTATATCGCATGTCTTATGGAAACTTTCTTAGAGCTAAAGGTCAGGTGCAGTTTGCTAAGACAGTTCTGTCACCTATTACACAGGTTAGAAACGTAACTTCATCAGCACTCTTTGCTATGGCTCAAGGTAATTTAGGTAGGGGCGGTAATCTTGGCGAGTCAATACAAACAGTTTTTTCTAGCATACACAGGTTAGATGATGTTCAGCGTGAACTTTTTTACGGCAAGCTACAACGTCTAGGTGTCGTAGGCACTCAAACTCAAATCAAAGAAATGGACAAGCTTATTGAAGAGGGTATTGGTGGTTCATTAAAAGGTCATATTGATGAAATGGGTGTCAATATTACTAGAGACAAGGGCCTAATCAGACGGACTCTAGGCAGAAATAAGCTGGGTCAACTTATTGATAATGCTGCGGTAAAGCCACTCAAGGGCGCAAGTGATCTTGCAAAAAGTTGGTATCAAGGTGGTGACGATATTTGGAAGATTTATAACTTTCAGTTTGAACGTCAAAAAGTAATCAACGCAATGGGTGATGCTAACAACGCAGAACAGTACGCCAGACAGATGGGCTTTGATGATCTAGATTCTTATGCTGCGGACATCGTTAAGAATGTTGTCCCCAACTATGAGCGTGTACCAGAAGCTATTAAGCTGCTGCGTAAAGCTCCGCTTGGTAACTTTATTGCCTTCCCCGCTGAAATCATTCGTACCAGTGCAAACACATTGAGCTACGCGGCGAAAGAACTAGGAACTAGCGCCAGTGCTTTTAAAAATCTTAGTCCAGAAGCAGCAGAGGCAGCGGCATCTAAAATCAGAGAGATAGGCATGCGTCGTTTGCTGGGCTTCATGGGTACAGTTGGTGTAGCAGGCCCAGCGGTTCAAGGTATCGGTATGTACGCTCTTGGTGTTGGTCAGGAACAGATGGACGCATTGCAGCGCCGCGTTGCAAACTGGAGCCGCGCTTCTACGTTAGTGCCTACCAGTGTTAAAAAAGGCAAAGACAACAAGAACTATGTCACTGGGTATGTAGATTTTAGTTACACCAATCCATACGATTATTGGATGCGTCCAGCCAGAGCTATAATGAAGGCACACAGAGAAGGTGTTTTGAACCAGTACGACACCGACAAGTTCCTTACTAGCGCACTTGTTGACGTAACACATGAGCTAGCTAGCCCGTTTCTGGAAGACTCCATACTGTTTGAAAAACTAGCGGACGTATCCGAAAGAGGCAGGGGCGGCAGGACAAAAACAGGTGCTGTCATCTACAACAAGGGTTCTGGTGATTTTAAAGTTGATACCACTTATGAACAATGGACGAAAAGTATAGCTCATGTACTTGGTGCCTTTACGCCCGGTATCATAGAGCAGACGGCTGGTACAATTGGAGCAAAAGCAGAACTTGGTGGCGAAGTGGGCTTTGTTCCGGGTAGAATAGCTACGGCTTTATTCTCACCTGATGGCAGAGATGCGCGTGGAAACGTAAGACAGATAGAAGAAGAAGTGGCATCTATCTTAACTGGTCTACGCGAAGTTGATGTAAAGTCAGACAAAATTGTTCAGTATGGCGGCTATCAATATCAAAGGTCTGTATCAAGTGCAGCCCAGATATTTAACCGTGCCGCTCGTGTGGAACAGGCTTTAAACCCTGACAACATCCTATCTGTGTATGAAAAAGCAAATCAGGTTTTATTCCGTGAACAAAACCGAATGTTTGGGATGATAAAAGACATGCGGACTTTGGGCATGAGCGATCAGGAAATACGAAAGACTTTAAAGAAAGCCAAGGTTGGTAACGTAAATAAATTGATGCGTGGAATATTTACACCCTTTACACCATCTGAAGAGGTCAAAAAACAAGCAAGAAAAACCGTCCGTGAGTTTGGTGGTGAGTTTCCAATGCGTGAAATCTTTGCTAGACGGCGCGATTTTATGCGTCTCCCCTTGACGGGTGAAGATCTTTTAAGTAAAGCTGATGGTGGTTCTGTTGATCTGGAAACAGATAACAATCCAATTGTTAAACAAGATGCAGCTAGATCACGGATACCTGATACTATAAGCGACGATTTTTTAAAGACACCACGCACTCAAGGTTCTGCTGCTTCGGCAACTCCTCCTGCTGAAGCGCAACTAGCGGGGGCTGTTCCAGCCCCTTCGGCAGCCCCCGCTACTTTCCCGGCTCAACCACCTCGGCCCTTGAACATCGGTCCTACGACATTACCTGACCCGAGAGATCAGGAACTAGCACAGAGATTGAGGCAAGCATGAACAAAGATCAGCTACGCGAAGAATTAGCGGACGATGAAGGTTGTAAGTACGAGATATATTTAGATCATCTTGCTCTGCCAACTTTCGGAATCGGGCATTTAATCAAAGATGCTGACCCAGAACACGGTCAGCCAGTCGGCACACCTGTATCAGAAGAGCGGGTGCGGCAGGTATTCGATCTGGACATCCTTGTCACCATCGAAGATTGCCACAGACTGTACGACGACTTCGACGATCTACCAGAAGAAGCTCAGTTGGTCATCGCCAACATGTGCTTCAACCTCGGCTACCCACGTCTGTCCAAGTTCAAAGGCATGAAAGCTGGGTGTGACGCACGGGATTGGCACAGAATGGCTGACGAAATGGTCGATTCTAGGTGGCATGATCAGGTTCCGAACCGGGCTAAAAGGCTGGTCAAACGGATTCGCGACCTGTCACAAGACAACTAGGGAAATAAAACGCTTGTTTTCCTTAGTAATAAATCACTGAAATTGTTAAATAAAAACATCGATTCTCGTCGAGCTAATTTACAATGACCGTATCATTACACCCTCAAGTCCCTGAGAATCGCTGTCCGCGCTGTCAATCACCCCTAAAAGTGGTTCAAGTGCACGGACACGGACAGTGTCACTACTGTAAGGCTGTGATTGATGACTGTTGTCAGGGTGAAACCTGTCAGGTTTCTAAACCTTCGGGTGGTTTAGCCGGATCGCAGCGCACACCCATAACCACATGATCTTCATTTATCGTAACTAGCTGCGCTGCCATCTCAGTGGTTCTATCAATACACTGATTTATAGTCTTGTATGGGCCGCGTGTATCATCAGCCACAAAACAATCTTGCAGATTGCCCATCATGCAGACTAACACCATCGCTTCAAACATTTTCTTTTTCCTTTGGGTAGTACACCTCTACATGTGACTCACAGGTTGGGCAGTGAAGATTTGTGACCATTGAGTAATACTCATCCTCTTCTTCAAGATCGTGGTCACCGCCCCAGATAAGCTCAGTTTTACAATGCCAACAATTCATTCTACCTGCCCCCAGTTGTCTACAATAGCTGTGTCAACTTCAAAGGGCACATTTAGGTCAGGTATGCACGTTGTCATAATTTCTACAACTTTGTCCGCCTGTTCTTTGGATTCAATGTTAAAGCATAACTCATCATGCACTGTAAGTATAGGACACAGTCCTTCGTTGTAACAATCTACCATCGCCTTCTTTGTTTGGTCGGCACTTGAACCTTGGATTAGTTTGTTCAGCGCCTTGTATGTAAACGCACGTTTGATCATGCCCCTACCGCCGTATACTTCGACGGCTTCTTCTAGTGGTAGTGCTTTGTGGAAACCAAACGACCTTGGCTCCCACCTGTCAAATCGACACTTACGCCCCAGTATTGTACGGATGCTGCCCTTGTCCCCAGCGTGATTCATTGTCATGTCGGCAATGCCTTTCACAAACGGCACATGCTCGTGATACTTATTCAGCAGACTCTTGGCCTCATCTTCAGTTACGTCTAACACACCAGCCAGTTTCTTACGCCCCATGCCGTACATGATACCAAGGTTAACTGTCTTTGCTTCCTTGCGGCTAATGCCTGCCATGTCTGCCACCATCTGGTGGAAGTCAGCATTACCGGACTTGTACATTTCAACGACTTCGTCTATCTCTGGTGATCTGTTTGCACCTTTGATCTGTGCACAGTAGTGTGCCAGCCAGCGCGGTTCTTGTGATGCGTAGTCAAAACTTCCCCACTTGTGACCTTCTTCTGGTATAAATAGACCACGAATCATTGCTTTTATTTCCGGATCACGCGCCGGGATCTGTTGAAGGTTGGGGTTGGACGAAGAAAATCGTCCTGTAACTGTGCCCCCTTCATCTGAACGAAGAGGGTTAAAATCACAATGTATGCGACCATTATGCGAATGCTCAAGAATAGTCTCCACAAACGTGGTGTTAGCTTTGTTAAACTCACGAAGACGTACAATCTTTTTAGCTATTGGATGCTCGTGATTCGCCAAAAACTGTTTTGTAAAGGCGGGGGCGTCAGTCTTTTCTGTCCTATGATATTTAAGCCCAAGGGCATCAAACGCCTTTGCCACAGATGTAGCCACCCACGGCTCGACGGTGACTCCGGTCTCTTCCTTTATTTCTTTAAGTAGTGTCTTCTCTCTTGACAGCAATTCCTTTTTGACTTGCTCCGCTTTATCTGTGTCTACCCGAACACCGCGCTGCTTTATGTCTAGCAGCACAGGTAACAGCGACGACTCAAGCTTGAAGATGGATGAACACTCTTCTGCCACAATGTCGATACGCAACCTGTCCCACAGGCGCAGGGTTACAGCAGCGTCCTGCTCCGCGTACCTGCCTACAAAGCTGGAGTCTAGCTGCCACATGCCGCTCTTAGCATCTACACCATACATTTCCGCCGCAGCGCGTAGCATCTTTTCGTTTTTTGTTTCACCCAGATATTCTTTAGACAAAGAGTTCAGGTTGTAGAACAGGCGGTTCTCGTTCAGCAGCGGCGCGGCTATCATGGTGTCGATTACCGGACCTTGGACCTCTATCCCTGCCCAACGTAGCCAGCCCAAGTCATACATAGAGTTGTGCATGACCTTCTCAATTTTGGGTGTAGCTAACTGCTTCTTCAGCCAGTTTACTACCAGCTTCTCAGGCAGGTTGCCCGACTTGTGGCGTACAGGGAAGTAGCCCACAAAGTCACCAGCAGCGACAGCGTAGCCTATAACGTACCCGTCATCACGGCACCAGCCGGGACCGAGCCGTGTCAGGTTTGGATCACATGTTTCCAAATCAATTGCTATGCGGTCACAGTTAGTTAGATCAGGGAACGACGATGGCGGAACCCATGTATCCTCAAAGTCAAACAGATCAGCTTTCATCAGTTGACACCTCACCCCCACACGCTAAATATCCACAAGCATCTACCCAGTTGTCCGCATGATATGGGTTCGATGCTATACGAGCTATCTTCAACAATGTCATTTTTACGGCACAGTCCGCACCAACCGGAAGATCGTCAGGCTTGATGCTATCCCACCAATACCACACGGTTTCAATGTTTTTAAAGTTGTCTTCCATGTCACCGTGCTGTGCCGCACGATCCTGCGTGACGTAACCTTTAGCTGTATCTAATACTTCTGATCTTTTCATAACTGAAACCCATACTGTGATTGTGACTCGACTATATGTAGCGCTTTTTTGGCACGAGTACGCCCGACGTAGAACGTCCGTATCTCGGACCCCTGATCGGTGCTTTCAGCGCATGCTCGTGATGAATCTAAGAGTAGGGCGACGTTATCCGCCTCGCCACCTTTGGCTTTGTGAATCGTCGATATCCGAATCCTCGGCTTGCCCGATAAGATAGACTCGCCCATCCGCCGTACAGAAGTAATGTAGATCCGCTCCTTCTCGCTGACCTTGATCACTTCGTGCCACGGGGTCTCTGGTGTCGCACTCAGGTCGCACAGGTTCTGAATGTCTGTGAGCGTGTAGGTTACTTCTGGGTCTAGGGCTGCAAGTTTTCGCCTGCCAGCTTTGGTAATAACAGTTGAATTTAATTGGGTTGATAAACTCTTCAGTTCCGCTGCGGACAAATGATTGCTCTTGCATAGTCGAAGCCATACCTCAATTCCAGTTAATACATTTGGAGAAATGGACCAACCGGATCCTTCGCGCCAATACAGGAACCCTTGTTCTTTAAGTTCGTTTGCGATTCTGTTGGCGATAAAGTTTGTACGAGCAAGGATAAGCCACTCACCGGTTGTAATGTCCACATCTAGGATATCACGATGCCACACTACTGTTCCAGTTTTATCGGTCGGCGACCATACTTTTCTTTGCCGTATATCTATTTGTTTTACAAGGGAATCTGCTATCTCATACACTGCTGTGGGAAGCCTGTATGACTTATCCAATACCACTTTATTTTCTGATGAACGCAAGAAATCTCCCACGTCCACGCCCATCCAAGAATATATACATTGATCGTCGTCGCCTGCGTAGTAAATGCGCTTGGCCTTCTGCTTTAGTACATCGTGCACCATACGCCACTGCATAGGTACAAGGTCCTGTGCTTCGTCTACAATCAGGACATCCAACATCGGACCTTGACCCTCGGCTACAAACTGTTCGATCATGTCAACGAAATCAAGTTTGTTCGTCTCCTTCTTGTAGTCTTTTACTACCTGATCCACTACTTTTAGTTGCTGGTAGTGCAACCTGCGGTCTGCTGTAGTGGAAAACTGGTCTTCCAGTGTGCGACCGGTGACCCTTGCCATTTGTATCATAGACAAATACGCATCACCGCTACGCCCCGGTGTAAATAGTATGCCATCAGACATATTAACCGATGCATTAGCAGAGAACTCTAAGCCCAGATACTGTGCTATCTTGGTGTAGTCTGGGCCGCGCAACACCTTCTGTGTTGTCAAGCCCAGTGAATGAAATGCCAAAGAGTGTAGAGTACGGAACCACACCATTTGATCTGCGTTCATGTTTAGCTTTTCGGCGGCACGGTTACGCGCTTCTTCTGCGGCCTTGCGGCTAAACGACACAAACGCGATCCTGTCTGGTGGTGTGCCGCGAGATATTTCTTCCTCGACAATTGATATAAGTCTGGTTGTCTTGCCTGTGCCGGGTGGTCCAAAGATTGTAGTTTCCATTAGAACGGCACCTCATTTTCTCCAACATCGATCCTTGGTACTTGAACCTCGGCACCAAACGACGGAACCCACCACACGCGCATAGGCTTGGTGTCCCCTTTGCTTGTGTTGAATCGTTTCTGTCCATTGGCTGTGCCGTCGATGTTTAGTTCTTTCAGGCGCTCTTGTATCTGACCCCGACTGTAACTGTCGAACTTGTTGTTGCGTAAATACTTAATCAACGCTTCAAGCTTGAAGAATGTTTTTCTCTCTTCATTGTCTGTGTATGGTTTTCCTAACGACAACTCTTCGGCTGACTGAGCCTGTACCCTGCCATCACAGAATGCTTCAAGCAGATCCATAAACTGACCTTTGTATGTCAGTTCTTCCGGCACTTCGATCTCGCTCATGTCTTCCATCATCATAGACACAATGACCTGCCAGTCGCCCATCTTCATCATAGGTGGCATTATATGTATCTGTTCCATACATGCCTTCTGGAAGCGCTGTGGGGTCTGTAGATCGTCTGTTGTTAGCTCGACACGCTTGCCACCCACGTCACAGAACCAAACAGGTGGCTCAGACTTGACGACACATAGACCCGTGACATCGACACTGCTAGCACTAGACCCGATGCCGTGCTTCTTTGTCTTACACAGAGTCTTATTGCAGAACGACTTCAGTGGTTCCTGATCACACGGGAATCCATAGTCTTTCTTTTCATGCTGCTGCTGGATCGTTACGATCTCTGTAGCTGGTAGAGGTGGGGTGCAGTATTTCATGTTGATTTCTTCCAGACGCTGCTTCCAGCTTTCTGGCTTTTCTTTCTTACATGCCACCGCCGCTGCAAACATCACCGTGTTGCGCGTACCTTCAGGTATCCCCTGCCCAAACATACAGTTCAGGCAGGGGGACCACTCCGCAAACTCGTCAACCTGTTCACCAAATGTTAAACCAACAAAAACATTTGGGTCTACAGATCGGGCAGTAACGAGTTCTAGGAATCTTTCCAGTGATGCGGGTTCACCGTCTTCATCAATCGCGTAGCGGAGAGTTTGTTCCGTATCAAAGTACGGAAGGTTAATAAAGTTGCCAACATCACCACGCTCGACAAGAATCTGTTCTTGCTTTGGAAATATTTCACAGCCACCGTATCCAAGAAAAGCGGAAATTTCTGACGCTTTGTCACGCAACTCTCCTGCGCTGATCCAATCACTAAAGAAAAAGAATATGTGCGCACCGCCGGACTTGCTCCTGCATACAACAGAAGGCACTTCCATGTCGCGTAGCTTTTTATCTATTGCCACCAGATCCAAAGGATACTGATCAATATCAAGAGCGCCAAATTTGCACTTGTTGTGCTCGTTAATAGGAATAGATCCAACACCGTTTTGCCCCTCTAGGTGTGCCCGAATCAAGTCTAATGTCAGTGGCTTTCTAACAATGTACGACTTGGCTTTCTGTTTGCCAGCCCGTCGTTCATTAGATATCTGTGTCTGTCCATGTGCTGCGCCGAAGCCTTCAAACGCAGCCATGAACTGTTCATCAATATTCATTGTCTGCCCCATGTTGGTTATGCAGGGGGTTGTTTATGCACTGCCCCCTGACCAGTGCCCCTACACTAGAACGGTACGTCGTCGCCGACTTCCGTGCTAGACCGGTTCAGTTCATCAGCCGTGCCTGCGGCTGTCTTAATCTCACCCATTTTAAACTGGTTATACAGTTCACGCGCTTGACTTACGATACTAGGATCAACATCTTGGATATCGCGCTGCGATATTTGGTAGTTGAACCACGATCCTTTGTCGTTGCTTTCCTGCACAGAAGTCAGCTTCCACACCGTTGCCCACATAGGCGGAGTAAACAGACCCTTTTCTGGATGCATTATCTTCATACCCGCGCGACGTGTATTCCACTGCTTGGCGACCTTCATCTGGGTCTTCTTCATATCGCAGATCATTTGGTGTGGCATGCCGTCTTCACCAAACGCCAACACCAAGAACTGCGCTGACCTCACAAGTTCGTTACCCGACGGTAACATTTCGTTAGGTCCGACACGCTCAGTGTTACGAATATCTGGGCTGTTGGGATCCAACTCACCCATGAATCCACCACCGTTCTCGCGTAACTGGAACTCCAGATACTTCATAGTATAGGCACACGGAATAACGCTTACACCTTCTTCCGAATCCCAGTGGTCACCAGTCACCGTATTAAACAAGTCACCACCCGAAGCACCCTTAATGTACTTAGAGTCCTGCTTGTTTAACTGCGGAGACAGAGGCTGCAAGATACGCAGAAACGGAATCTGCATATCCTCTGTGCCTACATTCTCCAGACCTTCGCCTGCACTTGCGTACAGATCGTCCATTATATTTGCCACAGCCGTGGACTTTTTTTCTGCTACTGCTGTTTCAGCCATCTTTCTAGCTCCTGCTTATCTTCGCTTCAGTTCCTACAAACACACCGAATGTTTCAAAGTCGATATCTTTACCCGACTCTATCCGGTTCTTTACCCACGCCTTTAACGTCTGTGGATGGACGTGAGTCTTCTGTACTGGATCAAGACCCTGTGTGCGTAAGTCGTCTACGACTGCCCCTACCACATTGTCCTGTCCGGTATGAAATGACACTGTTACATCATTTTTAATGATGTCCCCTTCGCCAATAGATCTCAACCAAGTATAGGCTTCATCGCGTTTGTCGTCCGTGATACGGGCGTGTACAAACTGACGAAGCTTAATCTTGTTGCCATCAACCTCAAGACTATCCACACCCATTTCATGCATCAGGGCAGGGATGTCTTCTTCGTTGATCTTACGCTTTTTGTATTTTAGATCTTTTAGATACTGCTCTGCGGCAGATATATCTTCGTCAGCCTTGATCGACTCACGAATAAGATTGGAAAGACGCGACGCGCCTTTCGTATCTACACTGTCGAACTTCTGGGCATCGACTTCCTCATCTAGTAGCTGGAACCAATCAGCCATCTCTCTTCTCCTTTACTGTAAAGTTTAAGCCCTTCGGCTGTGGACGCAGACGTTATTGTCTGCAATTCATTTAGTCAAGTATATTTCTTCAGATGTTTCATCAAGCATGTAGGGTGGTTGATTAAATTCTTTTTTAACGATGTGTGCAACTTGTTTGCTCACACTTCTGTCAGTGTCCTGTGCCATTATTTTTAGCATCTTGTATATGTCAATTGAAACTGCAACTGACTTCCATTTATCTGTATCCACCTATTGTCTCCTTGTTTTCTATCTGCTAGCCTTACCTTATCTGATAATTGAAATGATAGTCAAGTACCAAATGAGACCAGATCATCGTATCGCATACGGCAAACAGTCTGAACTGATTGCCGCCGCTTGGTTAATTGGGCGAGGCTGCTATGTCTACCAGCCCTTCATCGAACAGGGGCCAGTGGATCTTATAGCCCTCACGCCTGAAGGCGAAACCCATTTCTTTGATGTGAAGACGGTAAGTCGCCGGAAAGACGGAACCGTAATAAGCCGCACTCTCAAGCAACTCCAACAACAACTTGGGGTTCGACTCTTGTATGTCGATAGGGAAACTAATGAATGTCACCTTTACCCTCATCAATTCTCCAAGCATCCCAACGCTCCTCAACGCGCAGCTAACCGTCACTTCGGCGGGGTGTTAGCTCCAACCACTGACGAGCTTCTTCCCCCAGTGTCTTCGCCGACAGATCAATCTTCTTCCGAAGAGCCTTAACAATATACTCATCGATAGTCCCTCGACTCACTAGATCCACATACGTCACGGCATTGTCCTGACCAATACGATGCGCTCTGTCTTCTGACTGTACTCGTGTTTCTAGGTTGAAGTCGTTGGCGTAGTAAATCACATTCGTTGCTGCTGTTAGCGTCAGTCCATAACCTGCGGTCTGTGGGTTGGCGACGAAGAACCTTGCATCTTCAAACTGGAATCTGCGGACGGCTGTCTGCCTGTCTTCGTCCGAAGTGTCTCCGTAGTATGTGACCACGGAACTTAATCCGTGAACCTTGGACAGCTTGGCTTGAATGTTCTTGATGTCATACCTAAACCGTGACCATATAATTACCTTGCCGGACATCTCATCTATGGTGTCCATCAGTGCGTCTATGCGTCTGGTTGAAAACTCTACCAGTTCACCATCATCAGACATTATGTGCCCGCACAGGACTTGTTGTAGGCGCAGCATCTGTGTCATCACTGACGGTGCTGTCACCAGTTCACCATCTTCCAACAGTGCAATGGCAGAATTCTTTAGTGATATATAGTAGTCGTGTTGTTCTTTGGTCAGCGTCACATCGCGTGTTGTGTATATTTTGTCAGGCAGATCCAACGCTTGATCTTTAGTCACACGATACGAGAATGTATCCAGCTTGGTAGCAAGCTCGTCAAGATTTCTGTATCCCACGATTTGTTGAAAACTGTGACCGCCCATCCGCTGTGTTCTTGTGATCGCAAACCGCCCCTGAAATGCATAGAAGGATTCAAAGCCCAGCAGTCGTTGGGACATGAAGGCACATTGCGAGTATAGATCCATCGGCGATTTCGTAACGGGCGACCCGGTAAGTATACGCCGATACGATGCTGCCTTACCAAGCGAAACCAAAGCCTTAGTCCTTTTGGCCTTCGGGTTTTTAATAGTTGTTGACTCATCAACCGCAAGTAAGAACGACGAGTCGCGTGTGAACAGAGCCATAAATTTGCTGACCTTCGGCGTTGCAAACCCTTCAACATTGACCAGCAGTATGCGGAGCTTTTTACGCTCTTCAATTCCAGCCTTGAGGCATTCAGCTTGGGTTTTATTCGGAGACGGTGTCCAAACATAAACCTCGTGTTCAATGTCCGTTGGTAGGTGAGCCGGTATTTCTGATATCTGCCAGTTTCTATATACACCCTTGGGCGCAACAATAATGGCAGTGTCAATCTTGCCTTGCTCGTACAGCCAGACCATGTTGTCGATAAGTACTTTGGATTTGCCACAACCCATCTCCATAAAATAGCCGTAGTTGACCTTGTCGTAGCTTCTTACCAAAGCCTCATGCTGGTGTTTGTACGGATCTGTCTTGTAATTAAACTTCATCTGCGCCCCTTCGTAGTCTGTGTTATGCCCCTTCGTCTTCGCCGTCTGGTTCTTGCAGCCCCCCGCCCAGAAGTGAAAACTTGGCAGACTCTAAATAAAATAATATGTCCGCTACATCTTCTTGTGTGGTCATCATCTTGATTGATCCGTCTTCGGCTTCGCCCAAGATGACTACATCCTTGTATATTTTTGATGCGTACTCGCATACAACAGGCACTGGATCCAATACGACTTCAATCTTGTTTGGCTGTTCCAAATACACTACGTTGTCTGTCATTAGCTTCGTTCCTCATATCAACATATGTTTGTCTGCGTTTAAAAACCTTATCGGCTTCCCGATATAGTCCCGCAGATTGCAACTCTGTGTACTCCTCGTCAAGTACCCTTATGATACGACTTAGCCCCGCAGTATCCTGTTCCATGCTTCTAGCACCTCTGACTCTAATGTGTGATGTACTGGTTCTGGATCGTACAAGTAATCGTTTATTACACTTTCAATTGTCGAAACAGCATCAGCCCACGGCATCAACTTGTTGGTGTCTTGCGCGATCTGATCCTCGTTAGCATGCAGCTTAGTTTCATGCATGTCAGACTCCTGTTTTAGTTTATTATCCTTTATCTTATAGGATTGTGCGCTGTTGTCAATTATCGTCAGCCCACATGACGCGCACTCGCGCTTTGCATGTGGTTTAGCGATCTGATTTACTGCGCCCTTGCACCTTGGACATCTGCCGTAGTCCATCAGCTTTTCCCAGCTTCCATCACCTTGTATAATCAATGTTGGGTTTCCTCTTCATCATCACTCATTACGCTTATAACAGCCGCTTCCATAGCGGACGCCATCATTTGTGTTACCGTGCACGGCGACTCAGGATTGTTACGCAATGCCATAGACAAGGCCGTACACATCAGCAAGAACGAAACCATATCAGGATCCAGCTTCTTTTCTGCAAATGCTTCCATCGCATCATTGATTATGTGCGCGACCTTATTCGTTTCAGAACTTCGGGACATACCTAACACCATCCTTATCTAATTGCTTCATCGCCCTATACTCTTTGTACTTGGCATCAATGTCAGCTTGATCCGCCTGCTCAAAAATCAGGTCACCAAACTCATGCATGAGTCTACGCCGCTCCTCTGCGACATGCAGTAGATTATTGTCCTTCATCGACTTTACCTTTTATCTGTACTCCACGACACCAGTGCCCGTTGTCCAGATCAAATATATACTTGAACCTGCGGTCATCGCCAGCCGAACCTATGTTTGCTTCCAAACAATCGTGACCGTACTTCTCACCGCGCCGCACTTCTTCTATGCCAATCACTTTTGCAACGCCGTGTGCTGTATCGACCACGTCTTCCAGTTTGATTATCATTGATGCTTCTCCCAGTACTGTGACCACGACTCAGCCAGCACGTCCATTGTTTCATCCAATGGGTTGTGATCCACCAAATGCATGTGGCTTTCCATGCGGCTGGTAAACTCGTGCCATGTTTCGCATTCCCCAATGACACCGTCAATTTTTTCAATAAACTTATCTTCCATGTCCATCATCATGCTTTTGACCTTGCCCATGACTTATCTCCTTCCTAAAATTTATGTCGCTACGCAAACGCTTCTTGGTCTTGATACGTCCTAGCGTATCATATTCCCGATCCACTTCCAGTATCCGCAGATCCGCGATCAGTGTTTCCCAACTGGGTACACTCATTTTATCTTCCAATCCACACCGTCTTCCATGATAAGGCAGAAGGTGTTTTGCATCTGTGAGTCTGTGAACCCGTGTTGGGTGAGTGCCACATGGCACTCACTTATTGTGTCGTGGGTACTGATCACATTAACCGTACCACCATTGAAATTGGTCATCGTGACCATGATCAGCAGATACTTACTCATCCGACTCGTCCTTATCCAAATGATAGAGTCTAGTGACCGAATAGGCTGAGTCGATCAGCTTGTGCATATCGGCGCAGGTAACAGCCTCAATGCCGTGCCACTGAAGATCTTCGCCGATACTGTTGGCAACCTTGACCAGTGACTCCACGCTTTCCAGCATCGATGGATATTTGTCGCGGATTTGAAACAGCAGGGCTTCACGCACCATTGCTTCCTGCCCACGCTGCTTTGCCCAATATTCTTGACGCTCTTCCATCGTCATGTCTTCAAAACTATTTGACTTACTCATTATCCAGTCTCCTTCCTTCCATAAAACTTCTAGAATAATACGTACTGTGGTCACTGTCCTGCACATCATCGGCAAAACAATCATCCGGCAGGGCAGCGCAATGCGCCGCCCATGCATCTTTGTTGCGCTGACGTTCTTTCTCGTCATAATTCATCAAGCTAGCCCATGTCTTATTGTCTAACTTGGTGTGATACTTTGCGTACCTTGTACCTTTGGCGCGTTGTGCTGGCATTATCGTGACCTCGCCATAAACGATGACCGTGTGATCAGCTTGTTCTGGATCATGTCCCGCACATCTTCATAGGACTCTGCAACAAAATACCCATCGTGCCTACACAAGCCGTCATTGATCACGGTCACTTCGCGCTCAATCTCACCGCGTCGGATGGTGCGGGTGGTGACAAAGAACCTGTCACCCACCAAAAATATTTTATCCAGATCCTCTCCAGACAAGTGATAAACCTCTGTCAGTTCAAGCGTAATCATGCTGCAACTCCTTCCGCTCTTCCATTTCCTTATTGATAGCCGCCATGGCATCGACCATGAACTCGCTCGACACCGACCATCGATCCACGCCGCCGTCAAGACATAGGCCACGCTCCGACCAGTCAGTCAAAGCCCCGCCCTCGCCCAGCGGATCTCGCATCTTCAACGTGCTGTAATAGTAGCGGCTGACAAACTGACCAAACTCTTCAGCCAGATAGGCTTCAGTCTTGTCGCCAGTGTTACGCATGATAGCCGCCGCACCAGAGTCCATATCATAGAACTCGATCAATGGATCATCGTGCTTGTCCTGATCATATTCCCTGTCGCCATATGTCAGGCAATGATTGAGACCGTACTGATCCCCAATGAACACCATGCGGACGCACCACCGGATCCCACTATCAGGATCAATAGCTTTGTATGTTACAGACATTCCTCTACTCCTTATCTACAGGGTTGTGCTGATGGATGACATATTCAAACGTATCCCAACTGATGCCGTGATTAGCATCAAAGCCATTAACGATATCGTGCAAGACATCTTCCATCTGCTCTTCAGTCAGCGTGACATCCATCTGCTCACAGACCGACGCCACGTCT